ACTCTAATTTTTAGTAAATTTAAACAAATAAGGAATTAAAAATATGGCAAATTCAACATCAGCTAATTTAAAATTAACTGTTCAAGCTACTGGAGAAAATTCAGGAACTTGGGGACAAATTACAAACACAAACTTACTTATTCTTGAACAAGCAATTGGTGGTTATGATACTGTTGCATTAAATGAAACAACGGGTGCTACTTTAACTTTTACAAATGGTGCTTTATCAAATGGTAAAAATCAAGTTATTAAACTAACAGGAACAATTACTACAAACGTAAATGTTGTTGTACCAGATTCAATTGAAAAAACTTACATTGTAGAAAATGGCACAACAGGTGCTCATACTGTAACTATTAAAACTACTTCAGGAACTGGAGTAACTTTTGCAGCAGATGATAAAGGTACTAAAATGGTTTACTCTGATGGTACTAATGTTGTTGATACGGCGTTTACAGATTTATCATCTGATAAATCTCCACAACTTGCAGCAGATTTAGATGCTAACGGAAATAATATTTTAATTGATAGTGGTAATTCAATTAATGATGAAAATGATTTAGAACAAATTAAATTTTCAACTACTGCATCAGCAATAAACGAATTAACAGTTAAAAATGCAGCTGCAGGAAACGCACCTGAAGTTTCTTCAACAGGTGACGATACAAATATTGATTTAAAAATAACACCTAAAGGTAGTGGTAATGTTGTTTTAGATGGTTTAAAATATCCAAATGCTGATGGTTCAGCAGACGAATTTTTAAAAACTGATGGTTCTGGAAATTTATCTTTTGCAGCAGCAGGAGGTGGATTACAATCTATTCAAGTATTTACTTCATCAGGAACTTACACTAAACCAGCTGGAATAAATAAAATTAAAGTTTATGTTACCGGCGGTGGTGGCGGCGGAGGAGGATGTCCTAATGCCGAAATTAATAGAAAAGGTGGCGGCGGTGGCGGTGGTGGAACTGCTATTGAAATTTTAGACGCATCATCAATTACAACTGAAACTGTAACTATTGGTGCTGGTGGTTCTGGTAGCGGTGGAGATGGAGGCGGTGGTGGTACCTCATCTTTTGGTTCTTTCTGTACAGGAGAAGGCGGTAGCGGTGGAGATGCGGCTGGAAGTTTAACAGCACCTGGACAAGGTAGCGGTGGAAGTGGTATTGGTGGTACTTATAATTTAAGAGGTCAAGCTGGTGAAGGAGCAGACAATTCAGATTCTCCAGGTAACATACAAGGTGGAAGTGGTGGAAGTAGTTTTTTTGGCGGTGGCGGCACTGGTGTAGTTGGAAATTCTGCTCAAGCTGGTTCAAATGGCGGTGGCGGCGGAGGAACATCCTCAAATCAACCACCAACAATTAGAGGTGGTGGTTCTGGTGGTGATGGAATTGTTGTAGTAGAGGAGTACGCATAATGAGAGCATTATTAAATTCTGAAAACAAAGTGATAGACGTTAAAGAAACTGAATTTCCAGTTCATTCTTCATGTACTTGGGTAGATTGTGATGATACAGTTAAAATTGGTTTTACTTATGATGGTACAAATTTTACAGATCCAAAAGTTCCAACTGCTGAACAAATTGCAGAACAAGAAGCTAGAGAAGCAACAAAAGCAAGTGGTAATCAAAAATTATTAGATTTAGGACTTACACAAGAAGAAGCAACTGCACTAACAGGATATAAACCTCCATCTTCTTAATAAGTTATAGTGGTGTGTAATGAAAGAAATAAAAAATTTTATCTCTGATAAAGAATCAAATTCTTTAATTAATTTTCATAAAGAAAATTTTAATTTAGATAATTCTTATAGTAAAAAACATAGGGAAACAGAGGTGCTTCAATTTATGAAAATGCCTAAAAACTCTTTAATTGACGATGTTTATTTTATTTTAAATAAACATATTGAAAGCATAAATAAAAATTATGAAATTAATTATTTTGAAATAGTTAAATGGCCAAAAAATGAATTTCAAAATAAACATAGAGATTTTCCATTTCATCCTTATACAAGTATATTATATCTAAATGATGATTTTAATGGTGGAGAAACTGTAGTTGGAGATAAAATTATTAAACCAGAAAAAAATAAATTAATAAGCTTTGAAGGAAGTCAAATAATACATGGTGTAAATACTATAACAGAGGGAGAAAGATATACAATTCCTTGTTGGTATAGAATAAAAAATGTAAAAATAACTTGGAATTAAAAATTATGAATTTATTACATCACTATTATTATTTTCAATCGGCTATACCAGAAAGAATTTGTGATGACATTGTAAAATACGGTAATCAAATGCAAAGTGAAAAGGCTGGAATAGATCACAATAATACTGGAACAGAATTAAATTTAAAAAAAAGAAATTCAAATATAGTTTGGACAAGTGATCAATGGATTTATAGAGAGATACAACCTTATATACAAAAAGCAAATAAAAGAGCAGGTTGGAATTTTTTATGGGACTATTCTGAACCTTGTCAAATTACTACTTACGAAAAAGGTCAATATTATGATTGGCATTGTGATAGTTGGCCTAAACCTTATGAAAGAAACAAAAATGTTAATGTTGGATTTCAAGGTAAAATTAGAAAATTATCTGTAACTGTTTCTTTATCTGATCCTAATGATTATGAAGGAGGAGAATTAGAGTTTGATACAAGAGATAAACATCCTAGTAAAAAAAATTTTATAAAATGTAAAGAAATATTACCTAAAGGATCTTTGGTTGTATTTCCATCTTTTGTGTGGCATAGAGTAAATCCAGTTAAAAAAGGTGTTAGAAAAAGTTTAGTTATATGGTCTTTAGGAAATCCATATTTATAATATGAAAAAAAATAAATTTATAATACCCTTTGCAGGTTACCCTATATTTGTTATTCAAAATGGTTTTTATGTAAACGATGATGAATTAAATTTTATTAAAAATATAGAATACCATAATCATTTCGATACAAATAATTTAAAACTATCTAAAAATGGAGATGTGTTAGAATTACAACAATTAAAAAGATTAAAAGATTTTATTAAAGAAAGTTTAGATGATTATGTTTCTAATATATTAGAAATTAATAATAGTTTTTCTTTTTGTCAAAGTTGGTCAACCATTCAAAATGGAAAAACAAAACATCCTTCACATACACACCCCAATCATTTAATTAGTTCAGTTTATTATGTAAAAACTAAACAAACAGAACTTATATTCAATATAGACAGATCTATATTACAAAATGGATATTATTTTAAATATGACGTAAAAAATTATAATGTATTCAATTCACATTCTTATAAAGTAATTTTAAAACAAGGTGATATAATTTTTTTTCCAGGGCAATTACATCATGAGTCTTCTATTAATGATGAAGAAGAAAGAATCGTTATGGGTTCTAGTTTTTTTATAGATGGAAAATTAGGTGATAAAGATAACTACAACAATATAGAAATAATTAACAATAAAAAAGAAAAATATTAATATGTCTTTTAAAGAAAAAAAGTATCAAGTAGTTAAAAATATAATATCGTCTGAAATAGCAGAATTTGTTTATAAATACTTTTCTAATAAAAGAGAAGTTTCAAAATTTTTATTTGAGCAAAAATATATTTCACCATTTACAGAATATTTTGGTGTTTGGAATGACACACAAATTCCAAATAGCTATTGTCATTATGCAGATATTGCAATGGAAACTTTATTAAGAGAAGTAAAACCTATCATGGAAAAACAAACAAATTTAAAATTAAGTGAAACTTATTCTTACGCAAGAATTTATAAAAAAGGAGATGTTTTAGATAGGCACAAAGATAAATACTCTTGTGAAATATCTACTACATTAAATTTAGGTGGAGATCCTTATCCAATATATTTAGATCCTACAGGTCAATACGATCAACCAGGTGTTGAGATTAATCTAAATCAAGGAGATATGTTAATATATCGTGGTTGTGAACTAGAGCATTGGAGAGAAGAATTTAAAGGAGAAGAATGCTGCCAAGTATTTTTACATTATAATGATGCTAGTTTAGAAACTGCTAAAGAAAATTATTTAGATAGAAGACCTTTACTTGGTGTACCGGGTTATTTTAAAAAATAAAAAAATCTTTTGTAGAAGGTTCTGACATAGCTCTAAACAAGTTGATTTTGTAGCTTAAAATATGTATATTATGATGGATGCAGTGATTCCACCACACCACATTACTGCATCCTTTAT